ATCCAATCTTTAAATTCAGGTTCAGTCTTGATATTGTACCGAATTGTCGCAGATTCGATGTTTTCTTTTTCCCATGCTCTTCTGTTCTCTGTGCGTTTCCTTGGCATATTTTCAAGAATAGCACTAGTTTTTACTTGTGTCATGTCATTATCCTTTGCAATCTCTTTCCTTTGAGTCCGTGCTCGTCCCTAAATTTACGTTCTGCATCTTTCAGTGAGTAACCCAAATACACTTCCTTGACATCTTCAGTGGTGATTTTGACACCACCACTAGGATACAATTTCTCAATTACTATGTACTCTGTCATACTGCTTCAGCCTTTGTTTCCTCTGCTTTTGCCTTTGCCCTAGCTTCAGCCTTTGCCTTCTTTGCGGCAACAGTTCCGGCACGTGAGACAAGACACTCTGTAATTTCAAGAACACGCTTTGTTCTTGATTCTCTGTATCCTACACACTGAATAGCCTTATCATAAATCTGTTTGTAGGTTAGTACGTTTCCGTTGACATCTACACATGATTCAGAGATAAGCTCAAAACAATACTTTTGGTTGTTCTTTGCAAGCTGTGACTTGATACAATAATCTTTTGCTGTTTCCTTACAGCGTGTGTATGTTTTTATAAATGCGTTTCCGTGTGTATCATCGACAACACAAATATAACTGTTGCCATCAAAAGTGAACACAACACTATTTGAAGTGTAACAACCTTTCAATGGTATGTATGAAACGATATCTCCATCAGTTATTTTGATGACAAAGTGTCTTGATTTGTACAATAATTCACGCTGTACTTTCCTTTCCTGCTTTTCAATTTCTCTCTGCTCTGCTGTTTTCTTGTTTGTGTTTTCCATTTTTTTGTCCTTTGTGTTCGTATCGAACTTTTAAAATTTATCGTTTCCATACGGAAACAACAAAACACACAAGCTAGTAATTAACTTGTGTGTTCTATGTTTCTATATGTTCGTTCATATTCCGTTTGGTTTGTCTAAACCAAATAAAAGGCACTATAAATAAAGTAGTTACTAATCACATTTGTTTAGTCTTGCTTTAAGTTTTCAATGTATCTGTTATTGAGATTAAAACAATAATACATTGGTTTACGTTTACCCTTTTTGTGCTTATTCGGTAAACGTGGAAGCTTGTTTCAACTCATACACAACATTAAGTTTCCCAATATCCAATTGCTTTAAGATACTGAACACCAAAAGTGAAATCTTGTTGCACTAGGTTAATACCAAAGTACTTCATGAACCATGTTCACTCTGTTGTAGCCGTTTGGGATTTTTTCGGTTTTTCAATCCCACTAGATAAGGTTTTGCCGTGCCTTAATACTAGTTATCAAACGTATTGGCTAAGCTTGTTCTTGTTAGTAGTTCCAACTACTAGAGCGTGTGTTCTTAGCCTTTAGCCTTGTTCTTGCCTTTGGGTAAAACTTGCTGTTTCCTATTTGCAACAAGTAAGCAAGTGCCTTTCTGTAAAAAACTAGAGTAGTAAACTACTCACACTAGAAAAGTACCACAATATTCTAGAGTAGTAAACTACTCATATAAACAAAAATGCACTTTTTTTGATGATTTTTAAAGAGAACACTAAACAGAGTAGAGGATAAATACTTATGATAACTAGAGTTATTTACTTAACAAACTATTTTTTGGCTAGTCCCATTATTCCAATTAAGTAATATATATAAATACTTGAATATACTCTCCATATAAAACGCACGTACACGCACACACATTCAAGGCTAGTTCAATACGTCTAACTACCATGTTTTCGGCTAGTATCAGCAACCAAAACAACCAATAGAAACACAGATACAAAACACACAAATAAACGTCCTACAAACGTGGTCAATTCTACCGAACACAACACAACACACACCACCAACATTTCTTTTATAATCACCCTTTCTAAGCCCTGTATCATTTTGACACACTAACAAACTGCACAGAAACCACATTTAACGAGCATAGAATGAGGTTTTCCAGGAGTATTGGGTCAAAAAGGGACACCCCACCCCGCCGTTTCGGATAGGCGCGCGTCGGGTTTAGTCCCTCGGATTTTCTGAAAATTTCCATAGGTCAAATTGCATACCGCCTGTATTCGGTACTGATAAATATACAAAAGGCACAAGACTTCCCGAGGTTGTATAAAAAGAATGTGTATATTTTGTGTATATCGGTAGGATCGGCCTGAAATAGGGGATTGACTTCTGTTATATGGTACGCTACATTTAGTGGTGGATACGGACACTATTCTTACATATAGTGTGTGTACGGAGGAATATGGGAGAGATAAGGTATTACAGTCAGCTCAGTGAGAAGAAGAGGCTGTTTGTAGAGCATTTCATGCAGACGAATAACGTGATTGACTCATATTTCGAAGCTGGTTTCAAGGAAGGGTGTGACAGGACTGACCAGGTTGAGAGGATGAGGGCATATCGTCAGGGCAAGCAGATACTGAAGATGCCTGTAGTATTGGATTACATGGCGATGAACAAGCCGATGGTGGTTCCTCAGACAGGCGAGATAGACGAGAAGTCGATTACTGACCGACTGGTGTTGATTATGTCCGGCAATATCGAACAGCAGGCAGTGTTGAAGGGCGAGGTACATTATGTGAAGCCTTCCTTCAGAGATCAGATAGAGGCAGCGAAGGTACTGACGTCGATTTTGGAGAAGAGGGAGAAGCAGAGTAACAAGAAAGCTTCAAAGGCACTTACTGGAAAGGTTCAGAGCCTGATAGGTTCAGCCCGTACAGAGGTGGTTTCGGAACAGTGAACAGACCGCAGAGGTAAGTCTTTAGAAATGCAGGGTAGTTTAATGGCAGAACACACGGCTCATCAGCGTGGAGATATGGGTTCAAGTCCCTTCCCTGCCAAAGAGGTTTTATGAACATAAAGGATTGGCTCGACAGATTTGATACTAACATAGCGACTCTTGATGACAGGTATTCTGACGCTTTCGTTGGGATAGTGTCAGGAAACGACGGAGTGCCGAGAGCCGTCTACGATTATGACAAGATGATAAACATTCTTGAGAAGGAAGGAAGGGATTATACCGAAGCGATAGAGTTCATGGAGTATGAACTGTTCGGATACTGGCTCAAGTATGGCCCGATGATTCTAAACAGGATGCCTAGATGACAAGACAGGAAAGGATAGACAGAGTATTGAAGTACCACGATTCCGTGGAGAAGGCGTGGGATCAGGCTCGTAATGATGACTGCGAGATTGAGTTCATAAGACATATGGTCACAACCGATGTCTATTTCTTGCTTTACTACGTTCTAGGACGAACCGATTTGTGTTATGAGGAATGGTACGAGAACGAGACGCTTGATATCGACGGAATGAAAGTTCCGAAAGGTGACGGAGATGTTCTTGTCTATGAGGACGGAAAGCCAGTAACCAAAGGCAAGTTGGGAAGAAAGTGGAGATACTATCGTCCGTTCCTGTTTGAGAGATGCGAGGAAGTTCAGAAAGAGCCTGACGGATATCTTGATATCTGGGCTCGTGACCATTACAAAAGTACAATTATTACATATGGACTTACAATTCAGGAGATACTGAAGAATCCTGAGATAACCATATGTATCTATTCATACAACATCTCGACAGCTCAGAAGATGCTCGTTCAGATACGAACAGCACTTCAGCACCCTATTTTGGTGAACTGCTTCCCTGAGATTCTTTTTGAGAATACCAACGTTCAGACCTGGAAGGATGAAGAGGGTGGAGTCCATCAGATGGAGTGGTCTTCAGACGGATTCACTGTGAAACGAAAGGGAAACCCTAAGGAGCATACATTGGAGTGCTCAGGACTTGTCACAGGACAGAAGACTGGTGGACACTACAACCTGCTGATCTACGATGATACTGTCACTCCTGAGTCAGTAGCCACCAAGACACAGATAGACAAGACTACCAGCCAGTTTGAGATGTCTCTTAATACAGGAAGTACGGCTAATCTCAGAATAAGAATGATAGGTACACGCTATCACTTGCATGATACATATGAAAAGGTCATAAAGAACGAGACAGTCAAGCTGCGTCTGTATTCCTGTGTTGACGAGGAAGGACATTCAAGGCTCTACAGCGAGCCAGTCTTACGTTGGAAGCTCTCAAGGATGCACGGAAGTGTTGTTGCCACTCAGATGTACTGCGACCCACAGGCTGTAGGCTCGTTCAACTTCGATCCTGATTGGATTCCACCTCTCGTTGACAGGAATTCAATAGATTTGGAGCTTTACAACTGGTATATAATCTGCGACCCTGCTTGGAAAGTCTCGGCTGATGCCGATAATACTGTCTATGCAGTCATAGGAGTCTCAGGATTAGGCTCTGACAGACATTTCCTAGTGGCTGACCTGATGGTTGACAAGATTAACCTCACCGATAAGACAGATAGACTGTTTCATTTGGTGAACAGATACACGAATTCACGAAGAAAGCCGATAGTCTTCTACGAAAGAGTAAGTATGCAGTCCGATATAGACCACTATCAGACCCTTATGACGTCTCAGAGCAACTTCTTCACGATTATAGAAGCTTCAGGTAAGCCAAAAATCAATTACGGCATGGCTAGTAACGCTTCAAACATCAAATATAAGGACTTGCGTATCTCAGTTCTGCAGCCAGCGTTTAAAAATGGTCTTTTCCGATTCGTCGACCATAGTTATGTCGGTTTTCCGAAAGGATATGTGATTAAGGATAAGGAAGTACGTAACTGGAGAGGAGATTGTGAAGACACTATAGAGACTTTCCTTACAGAAGAGTACAAGAACTATCCGAACACAGAACATGACGATGTATTGGATGTGCTCTCTCGTTGTCTTGACCTTGATGTAGGTATTCAGATGGAAGGATACGACCCTAGAAAGGACAGAAAGAAGCAGAAAGACAGGAAAAAAGAGTTCGATTGGATGGCAAAGGACTCATATCATCCATATTAAGTGTTGACAGTCAATAAGTATATTGTATAATGACACTAGATGTAGTGTTATAAAAACACCTCTGCACTACATTTGGGGTTGTATGGAGAGAGACGAACTCACAAGAATGTTGACAAGAAGATACGATACTCTCGTTCAGGCTCGTAAAGTAAGCGAGAAGGAACGATGGATGGGTTTTGCTCTTGCCAACCATAGAACGAAGACAGCATCACTTGTAGACTCACCAGTTCCAGAGCTCAGGATGCATACAGCTGTTCCCCAAAATGCAATAGACGACTTCGTAGATTATTTCGTAGGCAATTTGGTGTCACCCAACATTCCGTGGATGGGGATGATGTACAGATCGTCAGACCTCGTTGAACAGGATGATATGCCTAATGCCAACGAGTATATGGGCAGTATGAAGAACGCAGTCATGTCTGAGATGGCAGATTCAAATTTCTACCCTACCAACAACATTGCCACCAAAGATGAGTACTGTGGAGCTTGTTCAGCCATTCTTGTGGGCAACGACCCCAATAGAAACATCACAACCTATACTGCTCTGATTCCTTGGAACTTTTGGGTTGATACAGACCAGTACGGCGAGTATGACACACTTTTCTATAAGAAGAGAATGAATGTGGCACAGGCTTTTGAGAAGTTCGGAGACAAGTTGCCTGAGTTCATGCTCAAGATTTACGAGAATAAGGACATTGACCCGTATGAGAGCTGGCACGACTTCCTTCTTTGTATTTATCCGAGATTCAAAATCAAGAGGAACAGAAGGTCAAAGTTCGCAAAGGAAAGAGAATTCGGTGTTGTTTGGATGTATCTTGCAAGCGACAGCAAGGATGTGTCTGCACCTAGTCAGATAATAGAGGAATCAGGAAGCAACTTCTTCCCTGTAGTTGTCTCAGCTTGGGCTTATGACGGAGACAATATCTATGGCACTTGCCCAGTAATGAGAAACGCTTCTGAAATCAGAAGAACTGATATGCTTGCGTATGAGTCTGCTCTCTCGATTCAGAAGATGAACCATCCAGCATACAATGGAGTGGCTCAGTCTCTTGAGAACTTCAGCGATGACCCAGGATCAAGAAACGTTGTACAGTCGATGGATTTGGCTCCTCAGCCAGTTCCAATCACTCAGACAGTTGAAGGTGCTATCGCACTTCAGGACAGACAGGAGAACGCCGTTCTGAAGATGTTCAAGAATGATATCTTCAGTTTTCTTTCAAGAGATGACAGTGCTAAGGTCTATACGGCAACTCAGATCAATACAACAAAGTCTGAACAGCTTTCTCTGATGGCACCGATGTTCGGCAACTATCAGAGAAGAATTGAAAAACTTGTCAAGCTTACAATCCTGACTATGGCAGAACACAAGAGACTGCCGAAGGGTGCTAAGGAAGTCCTGAACGGAAATGGAAAGGTAAGAGTAACAATCGAGTCTACTCTTGCTCAGGAACTTAGGGCTTATACAAACAGAGATGCTAATATCGCTCTTCTTGAACAGTGTGCAGCCTTCGTTAATATCGGACAGAATGACGCTCTTATGAACGTTGATTTTGATGAGGTTATGAGAGGAATCGTTGTTGGTCTCGGAGCAGACCACAAGGTTCTCAAGGATAAGGCTGTGGTTCTTCAGCAGAAGATGATGATACAGCAGATGCAGATGGCTCAGATGCAACAGCAGGCTCAGCTCACACAGAGTGAGGTCAACAGAAACAATGCTGGTGCTGAGAATCTGAACAACGCTCAGGGCGCTAATCAGTATGGGAGGAGAGCTTGATAACCGACAAGAAGAAGTTCAGCAGAAAAGAGGTCGAAAGGATAAACGAGCTTGAGGACTTCTACTCGACGGATAGAGGAGAGAAAGAGATTTTCAATCTGATGCTTGATGCGAAGCTTTTTGAGATTATACACACTCCCGAAGAGCTTGCCGTCAGGAATTATGCGATTACGAAACTGACCGAGATTGGACTCAATATGGAGTTCAAGATTCGGAAAGCTATACATGAGGCTCTGTTAATGTCAATTGGCAAAGACAGAATCATAAAAGGAGATGACGATGGAACCGACTGACAAAACTGAGGTCATTGAACAGGATTCCCTGACCAACGAGAAGTCTTCCGAGGACAAAGTATGGGATTCAGATAAGTATCCTTCATGGCAGAAGAATCTGCCGAAGGCATACTGGGGAGACGAGAAGCTCAAAGGCTTTGAATCACTCAAGGATGTCATTGAAGTAGTTACTAACCCGAAGCCCAATGCTCCTGAGAAGTACGAACTGGAACTTGGAGATGGATTTGAGGATGTTGAGAAGATTCTGAGGAAAGCCGATGTTTCACAGGAGAACGCAAAGGCTCTCGCTGATGCAATCAAAGGCAAGCTTCCGAAGAAGTATTCACACGAATCGCTCAAGGAGTTCTACGGAGACGACTTCGAACAGGCTGAAAAAGATTTCAGCAAGGCTGTCGAGGCTATGCTCGGTTCGGACGAAAAGGTAAAGGGAAACTTCATTAAGCTGATGGACAACCCGACTGTCTTTGAGTTCGCACGGCTTGTGGGAAAGAATCTTGGAGATTCACCCGACCTCGACTTGGGGAAGAGTCAGGTCAGCAAGAAAAAGGGTACAGGCGACCCGTTCACTGACTTGGTGCGTAAATACATCTAAGGAGTAAAAAATGGCAGAACCATTTGAGAGAATCGTGAGAGCTCCACTTGAATATGCTTTCGACGGCTCTGAGCAGGGTCAGTTCGCACAGCAGATTGTCAAGGAGATGGAGACAGTCACAAACATCCTCGTAGATGCTACATATATGCCAGCAAGCGAGGATTCAATCCACATCGGAAAGAGGGACGAGGAGTCCGTCAAGGAAACTGCAGTCGGTCTCGCATCAGATGAAGGTGACGCTTTCAGTGGAAACGGACACACAGTCGAGTATGAGACAAGACTTGGAAAGATTGGTGATGGTTGCAAGTTCAACTCAATTCAGAGAAGAAATGCAAAGGCACAGGATGTCGCAGAGAAGGAGAGAGATGATATCTCTAAGACAATCGAGGGAATCAACAGAGCAGATGCATACGTAACTGTATACGGAAACTCAAAGGCTCTCGCAAACAACCACAAGTATGCGGCAGTCGACAGAAAGCTTTGGAAGGGATTCGCCTACTACACAAGAAAGCTGAGTGACTATGACGAGTTCATGTCAGCCTACGATGCTGGTAACAATCCGTTTGCAAAGATGAAGGAAGACGACCTCTGCTTCGTCATCGACAACCAGAGAACCAACACCAACACTTCTGCTTATCAGGCTGGTAAGTATGCATCCATCTATGCAGTAGTTTGGGATACCAACGCAGTTTCCAAGCTCTATCCGCAGAATGGTGGAAACATCGGTATCGAGACTGAGGTTTATGAGCCAGGCACAGTCATCTACAATCCTAGAGACAATGCAAGTGCTCAGAGAATCTACAAAGAGGGTTACATCACCTTCAATAAGCACTCAGGTGTCAACGTTCACAACAGATTCGGTCTCATCAGACTTGCCAACATCCAGTTCGATGATGCAAGTTCCGATCAGATGAAGGCTGAGTACAAGAGAATCGTTGAGAACATGGCTCTCATCGAGCAGATTATGACAGACCGTGGATTCACTGGAAAGGTGAAGTACTATGGTGCTCCGAAGCTTCTGAGACAGATGAGACTCGCAAGATATCTCGACGGACAGCCCGGAGTTCACTACACAGATACCGACCTGTCCAACATCGGACAGAGACATGGTCTTGTCGGTGCTCCGTTCATTCTGAATGACGGAACAGTGATTTCACCCGACCCGCAGATTCTCACAATTGAGAACGCTGTGACCCTCAAGGGTACAGTTTAAGGAGGTAATCAATGGCTTACAATGATTACAAACAGCAGTATGCATATGGTTTCGCACCTGTAGCACTGTCAGACCTCGGAGCTATCAGTTCTTCTTCAACCAAGTTCTTCCTTGGTGAGGCTTTCGGTGCAAAGGCTAACCTTTCTAAGGTTACTGGTGACAATGATTCAACACACACGAAGCCGATTGACTTCAAGGCCGCCAAGCAGATGTTCCACAAGAAGGCTCTGCTTGATGTCGAGGTCATCGAGTCCATCGCACCGATGGGAACAAAGCAGGTTGTCAAGATTACCTTCACTGGTAATGCTGGCGCCGCAGGTTCAGTAGAGCTCACTCCGTATGGAGAGGAGAAAGTCACTGTGACAATCGCAGATGAGAATACTCCTACACAGTCTGCCGCCGCAGTTGTTACAGCTTGTGCAAACCTCAAGAACTGGGATGTCGCAAATGACGCTGGAGTTGTAACTTTCACAGCAAAGAAGGAAGCTGCAAACATCACAGTAAATGCAACAAACTTCCCTCTCACAGCATCTCTGACAACTCAGGCAATCACAAGTGGTGCTTTCGTCAGCGTCACAGCTGGTGTCGCACCTGAGGCTGATCCTCATGTGATTAAGCTTGACTTCTTCAGTGCTGACGAGGATGCAGTTGCCGCTTATGTTGACAACACATTCTCAGGTCTGACTCCTGACATGACAGTTTATGTGAAGCCTGGTGAGGCAATTGTTTGCAACACACCGTACTTCCAGTCTCTCATGGCTAGTCTGACCAAGCAGTATTCATGGGTCGAGCTTTCAGTGCCGTATGCAGGAACAGCAAGCATCACCTACACAGCAGGTAAGCTTCTGATTCACTGCAATCCGAACTAAGATTCTTGGGTGGTCTGCAATTCACTGGTTAACTCCTTTTTCTCCTTTGTTCTCAGCAGGCCACCCTTTTTTAAGAGGGCGATATGATAGATACAACCAATACAAGCTATGATTACCTTTCTGCTCCTCTTGTAGAGGAAGGAATACTCAACTTGCAGGGCGTACTTAATGTCGCCCTCTCGTTCTTTGACAGAACAAGACACATTACTAATGATGCTGGAGAGAAAGAAGTAATTCTGTTCAAGCAGAATCTTCCTATGGCTCTTATGTCATGTGCGACATTGAATGACTGGTCTTTCCTTATTAAGGATAATCAGTATGCAGAAGAAGACATAGTTAATGACGAGCCAGTACCTTGTGAGGAATACATCAGGGAGATGGGCAAGGTAAGAGGATGTGATTTCACAAGAAGAGACAAGTCTTTCTGCCATGTTTATACAACATACAAGGATTTCATTTTCGGATACAAGCTTCCTAGAGATTTCATCAAGCTCAAGTATATAAATGGCAACCACAAGCTCGGTTATGCAATCAAGGGCGATGTTCTTTACTGCAATGAGTTCAAGTGCAGAATAGATTATATTTCAAAGCCACATACTAACCTTCCTACCGAATTCGGATACTTAGTTGCATACAGATGTGCTATGGATATGGCTCAGCATCTTGACCCCGAAGGAACAGCACTCAGCAGGGCTAGTGCAATGTTCCAGACAACATATTCAATACTCAAGCAGAAAGAGGACTACTCATTCAAGCTTCAGAATCCACCTCAGAACTTCTATATCGACATTGATACAGCATATTGGGGAGATAAAAGATGAGAAGACTTGTAAACAACTGGTTATTCGGTCAGGTCTCTCCAAAGATGGCTGGCAGACTCGATACCGATGTTTATGCTAATTCTTGTAATGAACTTCTCAATATGCACGTTTTCAGACAGGGTGGAATAACAAGAAGGCCGCCTATAGCCAATCCTTTGGAAGTTGAAGGATACGAGGTTCTTATCTCAGGAAAAGACAGCTACGACAATCCCTGTGCCTTTCTTATGGGTGCAGGGAAACTTGCATATTATGACTTCGATGAAGTGACATCCATCACACTTCCTCAGCAGTGGGCTGGTATCTCCGCACAGGAAGTGAAGTCAGTAAGATATGCACGTTATTACAATGATTTCTATTTTGTTCACAAGAACTATCCGATAATGAGAGTCACGAAGCTCTCAGGCTTCATCGCAGAGTGTCCTCATCTTTTAGTCAATCAGGATATAAAGCAGAAATACATAGGACTCACAATCACTGTAGGTGTATCAACCGATGAGGATGTTGTCTTCACGTTCGACAGCAAGCCGTATAACATCCATGTCACCACTGGTCAGAGTTCTGCTGACATAGCACAGACTATCGGTTCTCTTGATATTGACGGATGGACTGTATCTGCTGTCGGAAATGTTATCAGTTTCCATGCAGAGGACATATACGATTCATACAGGAAGTATGACGGCAACTGGGAAGGATTCGGGTTCAAGAAAAAGAACGCTGATACTCCACCTTCATCATTCAACTGGGCGTTCGTGCTCAATAATGAAGAGCAGAAAAGCGGGCTTGTATACGGAGAAGACGATTTCCACGACTGCTATCTCAATCAGACAGATCCATATGGTCAGACACACTATGCGTCGTCAATTGCAATAATCGGTGAGAGAATGTGGCTTTTGGTCAATTCAGATGTTCCTGAAGTATATGTGTCAAGGCCTTACAGAACAAGTCAGATAGTATATCCAGCAGACTCCAATGATACTATCCTTGACTTCATCCAGTTTGAAGTGGTTGCCACAACCAACACTGAGATGAAGGATATTGACAAGCTTCCGATAAAGATTGCAACCGATTCAGACGGAGAGAATCTTTGGGAAGGTGTATCTAATGACCAGCGTATATGGATTCCTCCAGCATCTGATGTCATTCACAACAATGAGGAGCTGAGAGCATACAGGGCAGACCATGAGTACGTTCTTGAGTATGATCCTCAGGACATCAACAGGGTTGTGAAGCTCACCTGCGGAGAGAGAGTCATAAACTATACTGATGTATGGTACAAGACATATGACGAGGAGCCTCTGAAGAAGTGGCTTAAAGAAAGCGAAGGAGACATCTATTCAGACCACTACAAGATTGATGTAAGCGGAACGAAGCATGATGCAGAGGCTAGTGACACTGGTGAAGGTGGACTCATCTACCATTACTATCCGACAACTGACATCAGACCAAACTCAAAGACTCATTACTATGACTCAAACCATGATGAAGTGCTGAATCCTGAAAGCACAGAGAATCTTCTTGAGAGAGAGGTTCTTTTCACTAACCTTGATACAATTCCTATTTACGAATACGGAAAGCAGTACGTGATGAACGGACAGCAGTTGAGAGTAACATTTTTGTACAACTCAATGATAGGAACACTTAGTGCCGACGGAAGTGTTGTGGCTGGTGCCATTCCTCTTCATGTATATGATACAAGCATGAGTGCTGAGATGTATGAGGAGACAACAACAATAGACAAGGTTGCGACATCATCAACAGCACTTGAGTTCGGACTTTCAACAGGAAGGAACGACAAGCTGAAGTGGGTAGCTCTCGGTGACTACATAATGATTGGAACAGAGTCGGCGGAGTGGAGAATACCTGTTGATATCAACGCTCTTGAGGGAAGTGCGAAAATCTTCTCATCGTTCGGAACTGCTGTTGATCTGACGGCCAATATCAATACTGACCTTGCATACATTCAGACTGGAAAACTCCTGAGGATGTTCTATACAGATGATTACGGACTTCAGACTATGGAGCTTTCATCAATCAACCCCGACTTGTTGAGAGGAGAGATTAAGTCTATGGTTTCAAGGCCGTCTCCTGAGCCGTCGATTGAGATTTTGGTTGATGACTCTATTGTTCATCTGTGTGTTGACAGGACTAACGGAGTACAGGCTTTCTCTAAGTGGACATTCGCAGACGAAGTGAAATCAATCTGCACAATTGAGACTGAATCAGGTTCTGTTCTAGTAGGTCTGTTCTCAAGCGAGTTCGGAGACTATATCGCAATGTTCGATGAAACTGAGGACACTGATTTCAGAGACTGCGGATACGTATATTTCGAAACTGAAGACACGACACCAGCACAGGGGAAGACATATTACGAACTTGTAGTAGATGAGTTTGTAGAAAAGATTCCTGTCAGCAATCCGAAACAGGAAGGACTGTATGAGTTTGGACTTAAGAACGGAGTAATCCAATATCTTTCAAAGATGAAGGCTAATCCTTTCGATTCTGTGATGGAAGATGGTTCGGTGACAATCGGTGAATACAAGAACGTTTCAAAGATAATCTTCAGATGTCTTGATACTGGAAGGATACGTACTTACTTCAACATCAAGGACACGCAGATTACGAGAACTCCGGTTTGTTGCGACAGGGATGGTGAGTATGTCGGTGGGCTGGCAGACCATGCGATCAATGTGAACGGTGGTTCTGTCAAGGATTTGATGATAACAGTCGAGTCGGTTTCTGAAGAGCCTCTGACTCTTCTTGCTATGGCTTATGAATTGAGGTTAAACAAGAATGGCAACTAAAGCAACACAATCTACAGGCAAGGCTGGAAAATACAGACAGCTCTCATCAAATCTTACAAATCTCGTTCAGCAGAGATATGACAAGATTGCTGAAAAAAAGCAAGAACAGAACTGGTGGAATGTCGGTCTGAAATTCTTGGGTGGTGCAATTGATATTGTCACAGGTGGAGTACTAGGGTCTCTTGCCACTGATGTTGTAAGTGGATTTGTAAACGCTGGTGCAAATGAAGCCATAAACAAATATCAGAAAGAAGCTCTTACATTTGAGCAGATGGCTGGTAATGTTCAGGGATATCTCAGTTCTCTTGCATCGTCTGACAAGACAGTTGAATCAGCTATGAACAGTCTATATGGAACGCTTGATGAAATGAGCACAACTTATGGAAGTGGGTTCGTAGATCAGATTTTCGACTACTACCTCATTGCAAGTGGCATGACTCCTGACTCATACTCACTGCTCACAAACAACTTCAAGACTTTCGACAAACTTGGCTATGGTCAGGTATCTGAGGAAGACGGAGCATTTGATTCTCTTACAAATGGAGACAACTACTTTGAGAACACATATGCTCAGATTACGATGAACGACCTCTCTAAGATACATGACAATCTTGTGATGTCACTGTATGGAGCCAACACAAGCTTTGCTACTCAGCTTAGAGGATACGAGAAAGAGCTTAGAAGTGTTCTTGAGGGTTCTATCGCACAGCAGAATCAGATTCTCAATGAAGCATCAGATGAACTTACTCAGTTGAACATCAATGCACGTACTGAGAATTTGGGATACGAGCAGAACATCGGAAGTACAGAAGCTGGTGAAGCAGTATCAGGAATGAGAGGTGGTACTGCATATAACAATTCTGCACTAGCCAGGTTGTCAAGGGATTTAGGGCTGGTAAAAAGAGCTGCTGAACTCACTTCCTTCATCGGAAGAATAAACTATCAGATTGAGAACGCACAGAGAAATGCCGCCTCTACTGCTTTCAATCTCAGACAGAATCAGATAGTAGCTCAGAAACGTGCTGAAGAAAGTGCAGTGATTGGCTTCAATGCAATCGGAAGAAGTCTCAAGAGTGCTGAGAGAGAAAGAAACTACTATGTCGAAGAGGCATCCTCTTATCAGAAACAGTATAACGAGCTTTATGCTCAGGTCAGTTCAGACGAAGAAGCCATTTACAAGGCTGTTTTATAAGGAGTTTATATGTACGAATCAATGCAGAACGAGCTTGCCAACAAAAAGGCAAGTGCTCAGATGGATGCTCAGGCAAAAATTCAGAACTCAGACAACATGGCCAATGCTTTTTTAGGTGTTGCTGGTGCTGTTCAGCAGGGCATTGATATATATGCACAGTCAAAGGTTGAGTCTGAGTATTCAAAAGTAATGACAGAGCTTGAGGCTGGTCAGATGCAGTACATGAATCCTGATAATGAAAATGCAGTAGGAGACTATACTGATTTCGTTACAAACACTCTTGACCAGCACGCTTCAAACTTCGGGCCGATACTCAAGAGTTATTTCAATAAGAACAGAAGTACAATCATAAACAATGCTGTAAGTTCTTTCTCTTCTGATTATCTCAAGGCAGTCAGCAAGGCTAATGCAGAGAACTTCAATACTAATTATGCAAATGCGATACGAGCCTGTGCTTCAGGCCAAGACTATACGACAATCGAGCAGAAGAAAATCTACAGACCAGTATTCGATGAAAACGGAATGAGAATGACTTCTGAGGCAATTAATGTAGAGCCTATCTACGAAACAGATACCGGAGATGAAAAGAAAGACAGATTCAATGGTCTTCGCAATTATCTCTATGGAATAGCCTGCCTCAACAATATGTCTATGGATGAAGCAAAGGCTTGGGTCGAGGATAATACCGACAAGATTGAACAAGACCTTGTTGTTCAGGAACTACCTACCACAATTGAAAAGCTTTTCCTCGGACAGGGTGTTGATGCAAACGGAGAGCCGATACCTTCAATGTCTATGGATGAAGTCATCGACTATCTGAAGTCAGGGTTCGTAATGGACGGAGAAATGCCGTACACTGGCAAGAAGATGACTTCTGACGAAGCTCTTGTCTATAGGAATGAAATCGAGAAGTACGGCACACAGATTGCTAAGGAAGTTCAGGACTCAAACGCTTTGAAGATTGCCAACGGACTCGATGGCTGGATTAAGCAGATGGATGACACAAAAAAGCCTCTAACAGAGAAAGTCCTTTACGAGAAACTGGCCAAAGAACACATGATTGAACTTAATGCTGACGGTTCTGTAAAGAGTCATAACGGACTTAGCGATAAGGTATGGGCAGAGGTTGAGAGAATCGCAAAGGCAAATCAGCTCGTATATGACACTCAGCAGTGGCTTGATAATCACAAATCAAGACAAGATGTTAATGGAGACGGAATCGCTGATTACAGAGACCTTACAGACGCACAGCTTGAAATGATTGCAGTATCAACCAAAGGTATCCTCTATGTGAACAGGGCATATGAATCTCTTTCAGGAAACAAGTGGTATGCCGACTCAACAAGACAGGCCATAGAAGGAGATCTGATTGACCTGACATCTGCTCCTGACATCATCAAAGACATGATGCCGTCAGTAATCGAGTACAGAGCATATTCTGAAAATGGAATCGCAGTGCCTGAGGACAATGCGGTAAGTCTCAAGATAAACGAGGAGATGACAAAGAGATTCGGAGAGGATTGGAACAACAAGAGTGGAGATGAAAGACTTGAAGTCGAGAGAGCATTAACCGAAGTTGAGGGCGATGTGCTTGCTGAGTTTGACACTGCTCTTACAAACCTCAAGAGTCCTGAGTATACAAACAAATACAAGCAAGGTCTTGAAAGCCTTTCAGGAAGACTTACAGCAAGGTCTGCCGAGTCAGTAGCAGACTTGGCTGGATATATCCATGACGGCGAGAACGGATATGTCGGATATGTCAATCAGACTGCTATTGTAAGAAGAGCACCTGACCTAATCGGTATAAACGGATATCTGAACGATGCCGAGTACGACACTCTTGAAATCTCAAACAACAACCAAATCGAATATTACAACGAACTCGTGTCACAGCATGAAAAGCAGACTGGAACTGATATGTCTGACAAGAAGATTAAGTCAGAAGAAGGTATGTCGTTGAGAGACAAGCTGGAGAGTCTTTACACGGAAGAACAGCTCAGCGAATGGAAGAAAGAGGCATACGAACACGCAAAGGGTGATACAGAAGAAGATAAGAAGGAGTATGCAGATTACACATACTATGATGCACTTCTCATCAACGCAAACACATTGCTTGCTTCAAAGATATCTGCTATCGAGACTAAGCCTGAATATTATGATGCTGGTGTCAAAGACACAATGAACAAGTTCAATCTGATGGCATCCGAAGAGGCAGTCAAGAACATAAAGGCTAAATATGAGCAATGGACAGAAGAAATAAAGACAAGTTCTGCATACAACAGCAAGCTACATATAAAGTCTTGGTCAGAGATTCAGAGCAGTGCTGACAAAATAATTGAAGAAGCCATTGAACATTCGCCAAAGTATGGTGTCGAGAAAACTACAACAGACATAGGTGACGATCCGATAGGAGAGTATGTAAATCTTGTAATCTCAGGACAATCGAGAGAGTATCTAGATAAAGTATATCGTTCCGCATCGTGGGTTTCAGAGAAAACAACCGACAAGATATTGGGAATGGAAAACAAGGATATCCTTGAATACTTTATCTCAAAACCAGAAGTAGCAACAATGGCATCAGATTTTGCAAAGCAGTTCAAGAATACTCCTACTCTTGTAGGAATGGCATGGGACAGTATCTTCAGTGCTTTCAACAACAGACAGGAAGGAGATAAAGACGAATCTGTACTTGCACAGGCAGAAAGGGATTTTATCGGCAATCTCGGAATACAGCGTGAAGGATATGAGTATGCAAGCGATACATCAACCTCAAGACTGAGAGTTGAGCTTGGAAGTGGAAACAAACTATCTGACGATACAAAACTGACTATAGACAAATATGCAGTAGCCGCATCCAACGGTGAGTTTGTAGTAAGCGGAATCCCTGCTGTTGTCAATTCATATTACAACAGAAATGAAATAACAAGAAACAGATTTGAGCACGAACTCGCAAACCTCAATGGTGATGAACTCTACAACACTGCCACAGTATGTGCTCTTGAAGCTATGGGCATGGATATTTCAGGACTAGACCCGAAGGCTAATGATTTCACAGACAGACTTGAAGAAAAGTTTCCTGAGATTTCTGCGTCGAATGACAGTTTCGATATCCGTATGGCTTCATTCCTTATGAGAGTGACAGGTCAGATAATGTATGTCTCAAAGATAAGGTCAAAGGAATATGCTGATACGTTCGGATATCCAACAAGAATGAATATTGCTGATAACAGATTTGAAAACAGCAGAATGTATAAGAACGATATCAACAACGGCCCTTATATGACATACAACTCAGAGAGCGACAGAAACGGAGTAATCGCACCACGTATCGTCACAGAGACTGGTGATGTCATTGACCTGTATCCATTCACGAAGGAAGGACAGGAACAGTGGCAGGCTCAGATTGTACGTGAGATGGCTCATGTTCTTGATGATAACACAGATTTAAAGAAAGAATTGCAAGAACCTTGGCAGAAAGCAGCAGCAGCACACAATAATCCAATTCTTGCAAGATATGAAAAGCAATATGGAATAGAGAGTTCTTTTATGGATACTAAGCCAACATATGACAAACTTTTGGCAATGTGTCCTACATATAAAAGATACCTTGAGCTATGTAAAGATGCGGGCAAGTACATTGATATGGAGTTCCCTGAGTTCATGCCGTGGGGAATCGGAACATCGCCCAGGGGAGAGTTCTACACAAGAAAGCAGATGAATGACAATCCCATACAGGAAAAAATGAATATCAGAAACAGATAAATAGGAGACGGCAATGGCTATTACATCTTCCAATAAAGGCTTTAATGACAGAAGTAACAGAAAGAATGACAACATCTTTGTCGGAGATATGCTCAGAAAGAAAGCTCTGAACACTATCGAGTCTTTCCATGCCGTCAGACCCGAAGAGCAGAAGTACAGGGATTTCATGTACGAGACTGAAGCTCTGAAATTCATCGACAACAACAGAAATGAAATCTACAGAGGAACAGAAGATCCACGAGAGGAGATGTACAGGCAGAATCTCACGAATATAATCGGAAATCTTTTCCCTGAGCTTCCTGAGGACTACAGAAAGAAGAACGCACTTGAGCTTATCAAGAGTGTTGCTGGCGATGATATGAGTGCTACAAACGTATTTGAGGTGGTTGGACAGAAAGTACAGGAAGGAATTTCAAGTGCAATGCTCGGAATGAAGCTCTACTTCGGAAACTTCAAATATGCTTTTGAGGAAGACAACCCTACTATCCCCGATGAAATCAAGAAGAAACATACTGATGATTTCAAGAAGTCTGTCGAACTGGTAAAGAGCAAACAGGTACGAACCGACTACTACAACAAGGATTTTACTGGGCTTGCTGAGAAGATGTTTCTTTCTGCGGCTGATTTCGTTCCTTCTATGGCTCTCTCAATGGCTCCGTCAGCAGTAGGTCTTGTTCTGAGCAAGATTACACATATGCCTTTCCTCTATACAATCGGCAAGGGAATATCAGGAACTATGGCTGGTCTTATGGAAGCTGGCTCAATAACTACTGACCTGATTTCGGCTGGTGCGTCTCCTAAGATGATAAGAGATATCGCTACTGGTGTAGGAATTGTAAACGGTCTTCTTGAATATGCAGGAGATTTCCCTGAAAGAAAGACGATGGAAAGAATCGGTAAGTTCAAGAGTCTCAGAAAAGCAGTAGGAGACAGATGGACTGGTGAATTACAGCGTGGTCTTGCAAGAGAGGTAATGGCAAAGTTCGGAGCAAGATATGCTCTTGGAATGATTACAGAACCAGCCACGGAAATAGCACAGGAATTTGTCTCAATGTATGCCATGAACCTAGCATCCATATGGAACGAGATGAACACTGGCAGATCATTCGCAGACACATTCACATACACTCCTCAGGAAATGGCAGAAGCTATAAAAGAGGTTGGACTCTCAACAGTAAGAGGACAGGCACTTATCGGACTCGGCTTCAGCGGACTTGAAATGTTCAAGGATGTCAGAAATGTTCAGAGAGCACAGATATATACCAAGCCTGGAGATTCATCAATAATGATGGAAGGCTCGTCTTTCTTGGCTCGTGACGGAAAGGTTGATGTTCAGGAGACAAAGAAGGGAAGACCTGAGGCTCCGTTTGATACAATCAATGCAAGAGTGACATCTATAGGTACTATCCCCAACACAGAAAAAGAGGCTGATATTGTCGGTTATATCCGCAAGAAAGACAAGAACGCAAGCATCTACATCAATCCTGACAAGTCAGATGTCACAGGAAAGAAGGCCACAAGAGACCAGTACATCAACTTGGTCGATGCTCTTCTTGATAAGGACTCAAAAGGAAATGATATCAAGGTTGAGTATATAGAAGACGGAAAGCTCAAGGTTGCAGACAGTCAGGTTGCCGAGTTAATAACAACACTTATATCGGGGAATTATGACAAGTATCAGGGAATAACCGAAGAAACAGTTGAGAACGGAAGGCAGTTCAATGTCACATTTGACGGAACGACATACACATTCACAACACAGGATTCAGTGAGTGGAGAAGAGATTACAAACTCTGTTCTCCTTTCTCAGAAAGATGCCAAAATCAATGAAGCCCTTGAGAAGATGGCAGAGAAGAACAAGAAGATTGCCGAGGACAGACAGAAGGCACTTGCCAAAGGAGTTGACGAGTATCTTGCCAAGCCACTTGAGGAAAGAAGAAATGAGTTCATCCGTGATGCAAGAAACACATTCATCAGACAGGGTTACACCGGAGAGGAGCTTACAAAGCAGATTGATGCCACAAGAGAATTACTTAGCAAGAATCAGTCTGTTCTCGATAAGGCTAATGACATTATCAAAAAGAAAGGAATCCTCAAGCGTGGTGTCTCTGTAGAATCCTTTACTACCTCAATCAACAACGGCTTGGTTGGTACAATCGTCTCTCTTGCCAAGAGGTTTGGTACTGACATGACATGGGCTAAAGACCACGTTGTTTTCGATGCTGGCATGGGAGCTGGTATAGAGGTTACTCCTCTCGCTGATGGAACTGCAAAGATAGATTATAACTATGGTAATTCCTACTGGACTGACGGAACAAAAGACGAGAATGGCAATCTCAAGCACATCAAGAACTATAGAGAGATAGCTGATAAGAGCAAGGCACAGTTCCACGTTTCTGTTACTGACCTCGTTGATCAGACAACCGCAGCTCACGAGGCTGGTCATATGTTCGTCTCTATGGGTGAAGAATCACTGATGAAGGATAAGAACTTCCTCAAGGCTTTCAGAAGTGCTCTCATGGAAGATAATACAATCAAGGACATCAACGGAAAGAATGTTGTCAAGCCTGAGAGTGAGTGGGTACTCGGAGACAAGACACATGAAGCTTTCTGTGAGAAGCTTGAGACTTATATCAATACTGGACTAGCCGACAACGCTGAGCAGGTCAGTATCTTCAAGGCTGTTCTAGCTGCTATGCGTGATCTGTGGAAGTCAGTAAAGGAATTCCTCACAAAAGACCAGCAGGCTTTCTTCGACAAGCTCTTTGATGCTTCAAACGATGCAGTATATAACGAGCAGTATTCTGTCGGAGAAGAATCTGACGAGTCTAGTCGTTCTAAGAGGGAACAGAACTATAAAGATGATATCGACTTCGGAACTGCAAGACATAAGCGTTTCACAACAACAGAGCTTTCAGACAGTGAGATTGATACTCTTTATAAGAACTTCCACGATTCTTACGTTGATGCTACTGGCTCATCTTGGGATAAAGATTACTTTGAGAGAAAAGCAAGAAGCTGGCTGTTTTGGGGTTCTGAGAATGGTGGCGTAGCAGTCAGACTTCAGAATTCAGGACTGCTGAAGCTCAATGCCTGTTATGGTTCTCCTAAAGCTATCTTTGACGGATTCAAGAGCATGATAAACGAAGCTGGTCATCTTCCGATTTGGGGTGCTATGACCGAGAATCTGTCGACAATGATTGAGAAGGCTAGTAGCAGATTCGGCTCAGATAAAACATTCAAGCAAGTTCCTGAGCCGTTGGCAAAGGTGCTTACTCCGAACATCGCAAAGATATTCGGACAGGGTGTTACTGTAAACGATGATGGTACTATCACAGCAAAGACTCCGGCTGGTGCTGACATCAAGAAGGTTCTCGTAGCAAACAACGCTTACTATGAATACCTGGCTAATGACCTTGCAAAGGATTCTGCTCGTATCCCAATTCCGTTCATGGATAAACAGTTTGTAATTGATACAGCAAAGATTCTCTCCAACAGCGAGTTCAATAATACATCAGATGAGAATGCAAGAAAGAAGTCTAAGACGGATTATATCAGAGATTACGAGTACAACAAGGAAAGAATCAAGGATGGTATGCTCGATATTGATGTCGCACTCAAGAGAGATGGTGTTTATGTAGACAACTTGGTTAGTGCAATCGAGTATATTCTTGGAGGCAATACACACATAGATGAAATTTACATTGAAGCTGAAAATGATGAACTACTTCCAAAAGTAGGTAATGAGTGGACGTATGATAAAGACAAGAAACTTAATGGCAATATAGCAATATGGATTCCTGATGGATTGAGAACATATCACTTGAGAGTGATAGCAGAATATTTAGCCAATGTCGCAGATTTTAACACCAAGGAAAATTCTTATGAAATAAGACTTCCTAATGGGTTCATGTTAAAAATATTTGATTCGAAATCTTTCCAACTGCCTCTTGACGGTGATAGTGAAAGAGAAGAAATACGCAAGAGAGGAAAAGTATTAGAGAACAATGGTAATGCTCTTGGAACAATGCAGAACACAGAAAGAGCCATGTGGGGAGACCTTATAGCCACAATGGATCACCACTCTCATGTTCTCTTCCAAGACCTTGATATTACATATGCAATGAATGGACTTGGTTCTCAGGCTTATGGTGCTGGCAACTATGGTAATACAGACAAAGAAAATGTTGGACAAGGCTATCGCGATAGATATTTCAGAGAGGCAGACGCAGAAGCTCGTTATGAAATTACCTCAGCACTAACTAAATTGTCTGCAGATGCAATACAGAACCGTATTAATCCAAGACTCGAAGAAATGGTAAATAAAACAGCTGGTATATCATACTGGCAGTATGGAATTGGTGCGGACGGTATATCCTTTTCAGAATCAATACCAGTCGTTGGCAAAAATTTTATTCCTGTTTATCAAGCTGTAAATAATGGTTATAAAAATATTTTAGAGCATTTTACATGGTTATCAATACAAGACCAGTCACCATTTACAATAGGTGTTGATGAAATTGAAAAAGTAATGAATAACATGTTTGATGTCGAGGACTCAGATAGGCTTATTTTTAATTTCTCCGATTCTATGTCGAATGTTATTTCTTTAAGTATCGCAAAAGAAATGTTGTCAGAAGAAGATTATAATGAGATTTTGATTAGTTCCGTAACATCATCAAAAGGGCTTTCATCTAATGATACATACAATCGTCTATCTGCATATATTGAAACAGATATGATTAGTTATATAGATAACGAAATAATACCGAACAAAGAAGAATTTAAGAATTTGTTTCTTTCAGATAAAGATTGGAATAAAAAAGCAGAGATTAATAAACAGGCATCCTCTATTCTAAAGCGTGTTCGTGATGCAGTAAGAGAGTTTGCCGCAGATGGAGAATTTGTTCGCAATAAAGAGTACAATGCAGATAAGCTTGAAGATGCTATTAATAATTTGTCTCTTAGTGAAAATGATGTTTCTTATTGGATAAGAAAGATAGTATCAAATGAATACAACAAAGAGAGTGCAAAAAAAGCACTAGCCGATTTCCTTGCGATATATCCAAAAGGTATAAATCTGCTTACTTATAGCGAAGCAACTGCATATAAAGTTCAATTGCCCGAACCAACAGTTAAATATTATACGGTTGCACGAAGTGGAGAAGATAGTGATTATCTGAAATGGGACGAACAGCTTGATGTTGTTGATGCTGACAAAATCTATAATGGTCTAAAGCAACTTGGTTATGAAAAAGGGTATGATGATACCAAGGATAGAAGGGCTTATACTTGGATTGTCTCTGAAGATTCTCTAAAGAATATTATCTATAATGAGCCATTTAAGGAAGTGTACCATATACTTGAAGATGTTTTCCTTGTTAATGATGGAAACATTATGAGGAAGGACAAATATTATAATGCGAAATATATGGGGTATTCAGTTGACGGTGTGACACCTGCGGATAGAGCAGTGTCGGACTTCCTAAGCTCGTTGGGATTTGTTGGTCATCAGGTTCCTGGCAATTTTAGGAGTGGTAATAATGATTATGAATCTCCTAATTATGTAATCTATCAGAATGAAGGAACAAAAACTACTAGAAGAG